TCCCTTAGCCTTAAGCTGGCTTACAAGTCTATCCAATATTTTAGGCATCTTTTTTGGTCTCCAGAAAAGTTCATGCGAACTAAAATTTATCTTCTCTGCAATAATGCAGTTAGGCCACCAACCCCTAATGGGCTTTTATTTGGTGCCTTCATTGTATCATATAGCTGGCTTTGATATTCATTTGCAAATTGTCTTTGTGGGCCTTCATTGTATCTCTGCATAGGTTGATTGTATTGGGGGCCTTGCATTCCCCCACCATTTGACTGTGCCATATCAATTATTTCTTTTCGAACGGCTGGGCCAATTTCTTGAGAAAAATTATTGTTTTGTGAAGGTCCAGCGGGTCCAAAAATACTAGCAAGCTGTTTTGCGTATGGTGATTGAGGTTGCCCTGCAGACCGCACTATGTCTGCTGCCGCTGGAGGCATGTTGGTCACAGATTTAAACATATCTCCAATCTGTCTCATCACTTGTGGCGGTTCTCTTAAACCCATATCACTTTGACCAAAGTTTTCTAAATAGTTATTAAAATCACCTTGCGCTCTTTCTTGTTCTGACGCTCTGTATTGCTCGTCAGTAAGACCCGGATTATTCGGATCTATTAGTCTTCTTGAAAGGTAGCTATCGTTTGCTTGACCCCTCTGAAAGAACTGATCAAATGTCATTGGTGTTGTGGGTTGCACACCTTCACCTTGCCTAAGTGCTGGCATAGAGCCAGCAGCCGTTGCATTTGGGAGACCCATCATTCCAGCTACTGAAGGATATTGCATTTTAAATCCTATTAAACTTCAAAATGAGTATAGCAGAAAAGTCTCTGTTTTGGGAAGGGGGTGATTGAGAGGCGCTTGGGTTAAAATTAAGTGACAAACTGTGGCGCAATTTGGTTAGCGTTTTAACCATTCTGAAAACATTCAGACCATTACGCCTCTCTCAAGAACATTATCATGCCGTTAATAATATTCAACCTTTTTTTTGTATGTCGGTTCATCGTCCCAATCATCTGAATCTGCGCTAACCCATCCGCCCTGTCTATACCGAATGAGCGCCTGAGTAACGGAGTCAACGTAGTCATCATGGTCTCCAGATGGAAATGCCGCGCATTCCTCAATAACTTCATCAGCCCATCTTGTGTCGGGCGCAAAGATACTCCCGCTGGCAAACAGGTCCGAAACAGCGTTTACACGGGCAAACTTATCATTTCCCCTAGAGGGCGTGAACTCAGTCACGGGCAGACCCATAGCTCTTAATTCAAAGATTAGGGGCGCACCTGATGCTTTTTTCTCCACAACAAGCTGATCAGGTTCAAATTCGCAATACTTCTCATATGCCATTCTCTTAAGCTCAGGGAACTCAAGTTTTTCCTTGTAGGCATCCAAAAGAATAAGATTAGGGATAGACTTCCCTGCGGCGTTCTTTCTCATAAACACCCCCCAAGTTGTACATGCGGAGTAATCGCTCCGCTGGGTTTTTAGAAATGCCGTATCCCAAGACTGAATTATGGCTTCGCAAAGAGGCGGGGTATCATCTTCCCACAATTGCCACCAATCTCTTTTAATCAGCGCCCCTTCTTCGGACGTTGGGTCTTGCAAATACTGAGCGTTCCATTTCCCAACAGGGATCTCTGCCTTAATCGCATCAAGTTCTGTTAAATTCCAAAACTCTGGCCACAATGGCTTTCCGCTTTCGGGCATAATCGCGGGGAACTCAATGATTTCCCACGCATCAGAACCAGTGCGCTCTGCAGACTTCTTGATAATCTGGCCCGTCAGATCACGTTTTGACCAGCGCGTCATAATTAAAATAATAGCCCCACCCGGCTGCAAACGCTGACGAGGACCAGAGGTGTACCATTCATAGACCTTATCATAAACCTCTGGATTACTCTGCCCCATAGCTGCATCTTGCTCTGAATGCGGGTCATCAATTACCAGAACATCGGCACCCTTACCTGTAACGGCACCGCCAATACCAATAGCGAAATACTCTCCGCCCTTGCTTGTACTCCAGCGACCCGCCGCCTTTGAATCCGTAGACAGTTTGGTGCCACCGAAGACAGCTTGATAATCCTCACCATCAATTAGGTTCTTAACCTTTCTGCCGAACCCCACTGCCAATTCAGCAGTGTGTGCCGTCTGAATGATCTTCTTGTGGGGATACTGACCCATAAACCACGCTGGGAATAAATAAGACCCAAACTCTGATTTGGTATGCCTTGGCGGCATATTAATAATCAACCTCTTGAGGGTGCCATTCGCAATACGCTCAAACGCATCAGCCATAATCTTATGGTGCCGACCAGAAATAAAACTAGGCCACATCTTATTTACAAATGGAATAAAGCTAACCCTAGCAGCCTCAATGCTCTCTAAACGCTCAAGTTCTTCAACATCTTTTAAAATAGCCTCTTGCTCTGAAGCTGGCAGAGCCGAAATCTTTGAGAGAAGATTGTCATACTTACCCATTGACACTCCTTATCGTTCCTACTTAAGATACTTAAGTTACTTAAGTTTATATATAT